GATCGGACAATGAGCTCTGCCGGGCATGCAGGATCGTGCGTAAACAAGTGAAAGGAGGAGAAAATGGCTGAAAAAGATACAAAGAAGGTGATCAGAGAACTGCAGCAACGGATCAACCGTTACATCCGTCTTACCCTGAAGGACATCAAGACGGAAGCTAAGGAGGAGTTCGACCGGAACTTCCAGCGGGAGGCTTTCTTTACCGAGAAGTGGAAAAGAAGACGATACGCTCAGGATGAGACCCGGGGAATATTGCAGCAGTCCGGAACGCTCCGCAAAAGCATACGGGCCGAGATCATGGAAGGCAACAAGGGGGTAGCGTTTACTTCATCCGTTCCTTATGCCAGGATACACAACGAAGGTGGAACCATTACCGTTACCCGAAGGATGAAAGGATATTTTTGGATCAAGTACAGGGAAGCTATAGGCAAAAGGGGATATACCCTGAAAGGGGAACTGCGCAGGACCAGGAAAAACCGACAGCTGTCCTCGGATGCGGAATTCTACCGGGCAATGGCCTTAAAGAAGGTCGGCAGCAAAATTGTCATTCCCCGCCGGCAGTTCATAGGCACACACCCGGATCTGGAGAAACTGCTGCAGGAAATAGCCAGGGAAAATATCAAGGAAGTATTTAACGACTAATTATAAATATCATGAGAAGTTTTTTCTTTTTACAGCTCCAGAAACACCTGGAAGGACTGACGGACGATAAGGGAGAGTCCCTTGTCAAAACCTACGACCTGTGGAACGAGCAGGTGGATTTTATTGAGGAGGAAGAGCCTTTTGCCCGCCCTGCGGTATTCCTTGAGTTCATGCCTTACAAATGGCAAATGCTCTCTGCCGCCACGCAGACGGCAACTGTTCCCATCAGGCTGCATATAGTCACCGACTGGAAAGGTTCCTCCAGGAAAGGAAGCAAATATCAGCTCCAGACACTGGAGCGTTTCAGTCTGCTGGAGAAGATCAGCAGACATCTGCATAACTTCCTGGGAAACGACGGCAGCGTATTCTTCGATATGTTCCGGCGTACCGCCAGCGATACGAATCATAACCACTCAGAACTGATAGAGGATATCGAGGAATACACTTTCCGCGTTACGCAGAAACTCTAGAAAAGACTCATCTGCATCTCCTTCTGCTTGGAAATGATACGGTCATCGGCACTGGCGTTGATGATGTTGTAAAAGGTGCGCTCGCAGATCCTGAACTCCGGCCATATATAGCGCCGCAGGATCTCCCGGTTCGACAGGCCGTCACGGGAATGCTCGTCATAGATGCGCACGATAGACGATACACGGTGAACGTAGCTCCGTCCCGGAGTATTCATTCTGGATTTCTTCATACCTGAAAACAATTAAAAACAATCTTGAAAAACTTTTTACCTCAATGACAAAAGTAATGATTTCTAGATAAATATCCAATTATAAGGAGGGAATAATAAAAAAAACCCTCAACGCTTCGCTGTTTTAAATTACCACAT